ATTTGCCAGATTGTGTTAGCATCAGGAGTACAACCTCCTGGGAAAAAGAATGGAAAATTTGAAAAACTCTTTAGTGCTTTTTGATGTTGATGGCACTTTGACGGAAGCTCGAAAGCCAATTACGATGCCTGTTATTATCGCACTGCGCGAATTATGCCGCCATGCAGAGATTGGTTTTTTAACAGGCAGCGGCATGGAATATGTCAAAGAACAATTGTGGCCCGCTTTTAATGATTCTGTAATAAAGAACAATTGCCACATACTACCATTAAATGGTACAGAATACGCAATTCCCACCAGTGGTGAAGTTGTAGATTTTCAATTTATTCATCGCGCATCTATGATTGATGAAATAGGTGACGTCAAGTTTAGAGAATTGATGGGGCATTTGTGCAAATTGCAATCTGATGTGGTCCACGAAGTCGATATTCCATTATCTGGCGAATTTATACAGAATCGCAAATCTATGATTAATTGGTGCCCAATCGGCAGAAATGCTAGCCCCTCACAGAGAGAGCAATTTAAAGCCTTAGATAAGTTATATGGAATTAGAAATAAATATTTGCAATTATTGCGTGATGTAATAACCAGATTTGATATAGATGTGACCGTCAAATTAGGCGGAAACACTTCATTTGATATTTTTCCTCCTGGTTGGGATAAAACATATGCCCTCCGTCACTTTAATAAGCATGAGTGGGATTTTTGGTTTGTTGGTGATCGATGCGGAATCGATGGCAATGATTACGAGATTTTTAATTTACTTAAACCGAAGGGTCGCGCTTGGGAAACTGGCGGCCCTGAAGAAACAGTAGAGATTATTGATATTTATATATTAGAAGAATTGCAATATAGGAGATAAATAATGACAATTCATACATGCATGTTTGATGATGAACACAAGGAGGACGATGAAGAAAAGCCTCCAACAGTAATGGTTTCTGGCGGCTTTGACCCCGTTCATGCTGGGCATATTCGCATGATTCGACATGCTGCTCAATATGGCGATGTAATTGTAGTAGCCAATTCGGATGATTGGCTTTTTAGAAAAAAGGGGTTCGTATTTATGGAATATCCCCGCCGAGTCGAAATTTTGAATGCCATTAAGGGCGTTATTCTAGTCGATTCAGTTGATGATGCTGATGGTACTGTTTGCGAAGCTATTCGACGGTTGAGACCAACCTACTTTGCTAATGGTGGAGACAGAGGAAAATCAAATACACCAGAACAACATATGTGTGAAGAAATAGGTGTTAAATTATTATGGGGTATAGGTGGTGAAGAAAAATTACAAAGTTCTTCTGAGTTGACAAAAAGAGGGCGAGATTTTGAGGTACCACCGATTCGCGCCGCGAGTAAAACATCTGAAAAATAGCCCTTAATGGTAATATAAATATATTTAAGTTATGAAGGCTCTCAAGCTAGATTCATCATTTAGACCTATTGAAGTGATAGATGCTTTGGAAGCATTGGTATTATGTATAGTTGGAAAAGCAAGAGCGATAGAGATATATGGACAAAAAATTAGATCCGCAACTCGTTCTTTTGATCTTCCTGCTGTTATTGTTTTAAATCGATACGTTAAATTTCGTTTATCGGTTGTTTCGCCAAATCGTATCAATGTATTATCGCGCGACAACAATAGGTGTCAGTACTGTGCTAAAACTTTTCCAGAAAGAGAATTAACATTAGATCATATAATTCCAAAGAGCCGAGGCGGTGGTAATACATGGACAAACTTGGTCGCCGCGTGTAAAAAATGTAATCAGAAGAAAGGTGCCAAAACACCACAAGAAGCAAATATGATTCCGATTAGAGAACCTAAAATACCTAAATTATCAATATTAAGACATCTGACAGACTCACAAATTAGCGAATTATGGCAAGATTATTTGTGGGAAGCAAAAAGTATTTGACACTTTTAGCATTATAGGTTAATATAAATATATTCCTCCTTAGCTCAGTTGGTTAGAGCATCTGACTGTTAATCAGAGTGTCGCTGGTTCGAATCCAGCAGGAGGAGCCATCACAGAGAGAGATATGTGGAAGCTATTTTTTAAAAAAAAGGAGAAATCAATGGCAGCAACAAATGAAAGCAAGAATTCAATTCAATTGAAGAAGACTATCGCTAAACAGGGCGATAGTTTGAATAGGGCACTCAATCGTATTAGCGCTCTTACAGATGAAATTTCGTCGCTTCGAAATGAATTGAAGAAATTTAAGCAAGACGTCGCAAGCGATGTAAAATATTTAACTGAAAAGGTGGGTGGATAAAGTGTACGTTAATAAAATTAAAGATTTGAATTTAGGTGCTGATGCCATCGTTACTTTAACCTATAGTGACGGCACAGATGTATTCGTGCATAACGAAACTGCAGTAGACACTGCAATTGCCGAGACAGATGTTATTACTGAATTTGCCAGCTTGGTAGTGACACCAGGATTGCAAGCAGAGGTGCCCTATGTTGGGCCAGTTCTTGAAACCATGCGCAGTGAAGGATATCTTGACGATTACGAGCGCGGAAGTTTTGAGTTTGAACAATATATCGCGGACACTTTGCGTGATAATTTTTATGATCAAGAGTTTATCGATAGTTCGGTTAAACAGTATGACTATAAACGTGGTTTTTGTACTTTAGAGACCACGGTGACAGTCCCCGTGCAGAATTTTATTGAAGCATCTCCTTATGTGGGAGGGTGGAAAGTCTCTGTACAAACTAATAATGGTACACTAACTCTCGACTGATTCTGCTGTATCGTCGGAATTAAAATTAACGGTAGGTGGCTGCCGATCCAAACGTAGGCAGGGGTTTTTCGGTTTTCCTAGTTCGCGACAAAAAACCGATTTTATATTTTGTTCTATGTAATACATGGTTGAAAATATTTGGGATGGTTGCGTTTTATTATTAGTGGGTATATTATTCGGTATTTTATTATTTAAAATAGTATTGCTCCCCGAGGGAGCTAATGTGTTTGAAATAAATAAAAATGTTGTCCATCACCCGCCGCTTTAGCTCAGTTGGCAGAGCAACGGTTTTGTAAACCGTAGGTCGTCAGTTCAAATCTGACAAGCGGCTCCATAGGGGGATTAGCTCAGTTGGGAGAGCATCTGCTTTGCACGCAGAAGGTCAAGAGTTCGAATCTCTTATCCTCCACCACTTATGAAAAAGACATTTAACCGTTAAGAGAACATTATTAGGAAAGACAGACTACTTATTGTGACCACCAAACATGGTATAAAATGGCTCTTAAGAAGAATTATCTATTAGATACCAGCGTTTGTTTAACAGATGCTGATGCAATTTACAAGTTTGATAACCACGATTTATTTTTGCCGTTAAAGGTGCTTGAAGAAATAGACAAGCATAAAAAACGACAAGATTCGGTTGGTGTAAACGCTAGAAAAATTATTCGCTCCTTAGATGAATTGAGGAGTAAAGGTAGTTTAGAGAAAGGCGTCAGACTGGATAAGGGAAAAGGCATCCTCAAAGTGATGTCATATGAATCCTTAAAAGAGGTGGTATTTCCCCCTGATTTAGATATGAGGATTCCAGACCATGCTATTATAGCCACTGGTAAAGTGGTTCAAATGGATTTTCCAAAGCGCAAGACAATTGTTGTCAGCCGCGATATCAATATGAGAGTTATCTGTGATTCTATTGGTATCATGGCTGAAGACTACACTTCAGAAAAAGCAGTCACTTCATCGGAAGAGTTATTCCAAGGATTCTCAGAAATTTTAGTGGATGATCAATTTATCGATAGATTCTATGAAGGCGAAGAATTATACATTGCTAGCGATGAAGTAGAAGAAGAATGGTATCCCAATCAATATTTACTGCTTATTTCCAACTCTAACCCTAAAAAGTCGTGTTTAGTGCGCTTCAATAACCATCACAGCCCACTTAAAAAAATAATACATGACAGGATAGCAGATTGGAAAATAAACGCTAGAAACAAAGAGCAGGCGTTTGCGATTGATATGTTGATGGATCCAGAAATTAAATTGGTTTCTTTGGTTGGTCGCGCTGGGTCTGGTAAGACTCTGTGCGCAATTGCTGCTGGACTCCAACAGACAATTGGTCTCCATGGGGAGAATAACCACTATTCGCGACTTATTGTGTCTCGTCCTGTGCAGCCAATGGGGCGTGATATCGGTTTCCTGCCTGGTACAATGGAGGAAAAAATGTTACCATGGCTCATGCCTATCCAAGATAATTTGAAGTTCCTCATGGGCGACAGAACGTCTTTGGAGATGTACATGGATAAGGGCAAGATTGAGATTGAAGCTCTCACATATATTCGAGGGCGTTCCATCTCAAATGCTTTTATTGTGATTGATGAAGCGCAAAATTTGACAAAGCATGAAATTAAGACTATAATTACAAGAATAGGCGAGAATACTAAGATTGTGCTAACTGGCGACGTTGAACAGATTGATAATGTTTATGTAAATGAAACATCTAATGGTTTGGCTCACGCCGTAGAGAATTTTAAGACACACAAGATTGCTGGTCACGTGACCTTTAAAAAGGGCGAAAGATCAGAGTTAGCAACGTTAGCATCAAAAGTTCTATAATTAAATTAAACAATCGCTTATTTTGTGTTATATTAAATAAAGGAGCGCTTAACATGAGTGAAGAAAAAACTATAACAGAAGAAAATGTACACCAAAATCCTCTTCTGGCATTGCCAGTCGAGCCAGATTCAGAACTAAAGAAATATCTGGTTGAGTATGTTGGTACTAAACTAGATAATGAAGAGGTAACTGTTAACATGGTTGCAGAGGTCTTGGCAACTGACTTCCCAGAGTTTGTTTTTGCATTTGCAGAAGAAAACTTTTTACGAGGTTATCAATTAGGATTGAATGATGCTGAATTACTTGAAAGAAGCACACCAAAGAACAATTAATAACGTGCAGGATTTTTATACCAGCACGGGGGTTCATGTTTATGTTAAAGAGCCTCTCAAAAATGATATTGATGTAGAAGAAGTAATCTCCAAGTTGGAAACTTTAATTCCTGAACATTTATTGTCAGAAGTTGAGATGATTGTGATTGGCTGGTTTGAGGAATTTAAAGAGCGTCAATTAAACGCATTTTACAGTGACGGTTGTTTATACATTTCCCCAGAACAAGATAATGCTGAAGATTTATTAGATGATTTGGTACACGAGACATCACATTCAATAGAAGAATTATATGGATACGAGATATATGGCGATAAAACATTAGAAAATGAATTTCTTAAAAAACGGCTGCAGTTGAGACAAATTTTGTGGGCGCATGGCTGGAAAACACCTTCGTCATTTTTCACAAATACTGAATATGATCTAGAATTTGATGAATTTTTATTAAACAAGGTAGGATATGATAAATTAGCTTTGTTAGCACAAGGGATATTTGTGAATCCATATGCTGCCACATCCCTAAGAGAATATTTCGCTACTGGATTTACGGACTTTTTCTTGAATATTGATAGAGAGGTATTAAAAGTTATTTCTCCTGTGTTGTATAAAAAATTATTAAAATTAAATGGTAAAAAAAGTTCTTGACAATGGTTTAATATGTGGTTATAATAGATCTGAATATAGGAGAATAAATTGCCACATATATCTTACTCGGAATTAAAAGACTGGGTTTTTTGTGCATTCTATCACAAATTGACGAGAGTTGATAAGATAGAAGGATTTAAAGGAAACGCATACACTGCCTTCGGAACAGCGATGCACAGTGTGTGTGAGAAGAAGTTGCTACAAGAAGAAGTAAGTGACGCATACTTTGTTAAGGAGTTGAAGAAAAATATTGCTAGCCTTGACGATGATGTAGAAATTGATCAAAAATTGGTGCTTGATATGATGGGACAGGGAAAGAGAATTATTCCTGAAATCTCGGATGCGCTTAACGATTATTTTGAGGAATATGAAGTATTGGCTGTTGAGATGCCGCTTTACGAACCAATCGAAGGTCACGATACTTACAGATTTAAGGGCTATATTGATGCGGTAGTAAAGACGCCCGATAATAAAGTGCATATTTTTGACTGGAAGACATGTTCGTGGGGCTGGGACGCAAGGCGCCGCTCTGATAAGATGACCACCTATCAATTAACTTTGTATAAACACTTTTTTGCTCAAAAAATGAGCGTTGATCCAAAACACATAGAAACACACTTTGCATTGCTTAAGAGAACTGCAAAGAAAAATCGTGTAGAATTCTTTAGGGTGACGAGCGGCGCACAAAAAACGAAGAACGCTTTAAAATATTTGAATATGGCCCTATACAATATTCAGAAAAAGCGTTATATTAAGAACAAGCTTTCCTGTACAGCGGGATATGGCTGTAAATTTTATAAGACAGAACACTGTCCATGAGGTATGAATGAAAAAAACAAAAGTTTTGGTCCTTTCTGACCATCCATTGTCTCCCTCGGGGGTGGGGACACAAACGAAGTATATGATCGAAGCCCTATTAAAAACAGGGAGATATCAATTTATTTGTTTAGGGGGTGCCATGAAGCATCAATCCTATCAGCCGCAATTAGTTGACCCATGGAAAGAGGATTGGAAAATCTTTCCAGTGGATGGGTACGGCAATCATGAAATAGTGCGCTCGGCCCTTCAAAAAGAAAAGCCAGATATTTTATGGTTTATGACCGATCCTAGATTTTACGGATGGTTGTGGGAAATTGAAAATGAGATTCGACCTAATGTGCCAATGGTATATTATCATGTTTGGGACAACTTTCCAGCACCAGAATATAATGCTAAATTTTATCGCTCAACAGACGAGGTAGTATGTATTTCGAAAGTCACACATGATATTGTAAAAGCTGTAGCGCCAGAGGTTAATTCTCAGTATTTACCTCACGCTGTTAATTCGAGTGCTTTCCATAAATTTACAAATAAACAACAGTTGGCCGCAGTTGAGCAAACCCGCCGCCGTTTGACTGTTGATTCAACAGACAAATATAAGAATGAAAACAAGAAGATTTTCTTTTGGAATAATCGCAATGCCCGCCGCAAGCAGTCGGGTACTTTGATATGGTGGTTTAAAGAGTGGCTAGACAAGGTGGGTCACGATAAGGCAATGTTGTTAATGCATACAGATCCGCGTGATCAGCATGGTCAAGATCTGCCGCATATTATTGAACATTTGAAAGTGACAGATGGGCAAGTTATGATTTCTACCAATAAGGTAAGTCCTGCAGATTTGGCTGTTCTTTACAACACGGCTGATTATACTATTAATATTTCAGATGCTGAGGGTTTCGGGTTATCTACACTGGAATCACTATCTTGTGGGACTCCGATCATTGTTAATATGACTGGCGGTCTGCAAGAACAGGTGACAAACGGCAAAGAATGGTTCGGTTTTGGTATTGAGCCATCTTCCAAATCAGTAATTGGCTCTTTGCAGGTGCCTTATATTTATGAGGACCGCATCAATCAACAAGATTTTGAAAAGGCACTGACTAAGGCTCTTAATTGGAGCAATAAGGCATATGATAAAATGTCTAGACGCGGTATTAGGCATGTGGAAGATAACTATAATTTTGAAGATTATGAAAAGAGGTGGGTTGATTTTATGGATAATGTGGTAGAAAAGTATGGTTCCTGGCCATCAACACAATATAAAACATGGCATTTGTTGGAGGTAGCGTGAAGAAGAAAATTTTACTTAAAGGTCCTGTATTGACGCGTTCTGGATATGGTGAGCAGGCTCGATTTGCATTGAGGTCTTTGCGTTCGCGAGAAGATTTATTTGACATCTATATCCAGCCACTGCAGTGGGGGCAAACTTCATGGACATTTGAGGTAGATGAGGAACGTGAGTGGATTGATAAGACTATCGAAAAAACTATTGGCTATGTACAACAGGGTGGATATTTTGATATGTCACTTCAAGTTACCATTCCAAATGAATGGGAAAAAATTGCCCCTGTGAATATTGGCTATACTGCTGGCATTGAAACGACTAAGGTGGCCCCTGTTTGGCTTCAAAAAGCTAACGATATAGTTGATAAGGTAATTGTTGTTTCGAGCCATTCAAAGCAGGTATATGAGAGCACTGATGTAATTGCTGTTGATCAGAACACTGGAAACAAAATGGATTATCGTCTAACAACACCGATAGTTGCAGTAAATTATCCTGTCAAGGAATATGAAAATTTGCCTGACTTGGATTTAAATTTGGACACTGATTATAACTTTTTAACAGTTGCACAATTTGGGCCTAGAAAGAACCTGCCTAATACTATTCGGTGGTTTGTGGAAGAATTTTCTGATAACCCTAATGTGGGTCTAATAGTAAAATCTAATATTGCTAAAAATTGTTTAATGGATCGTGAGCAATTATTCTCCGATCTTCGCAATTATTTGAATAGTGTCCCTGACCGTCAATGTAAAGTTTATCTTTTACATGGTGATATGACTGATGAAGAAATACACTCGTTATATCGACATCCCCAGGTTTCTGCTTTTCTATCTTTAGCTCACGGTGAGGGATATGGATTACCTATTTTTGAGGCAGCATATTCGGGATTGCCCGTGGTGGCAACAGGTTGGTCTGGACAATTAGACTTTCTAGTTGATGAAAATAAGAAGGAGCATTTTTATAATGTATCGTTTGATATACAAACAGTACCCAAAGAAGTTGTGTGGAAAGACGTTTTAATTGCTGAATCTATGTGGGCCTATCCGCGTGAACATTCCGCAAAGCAGAAGATGCGACAATGTTACAACGACATTACCACGGGTGCTGAAGAAGCCATTGCCAATAACAGTTGTGAGTATGCTAAAGAACTTGGCGAGAGATTCTCTGAAGAAAAGATGTTAGCCCAATTTGCAGGTGAAATCTATTCACCAGATCCAGAGTATTTGGAATGGGTGAAACAACTGGAAGAGTTAGATGAATTATGAAAATCATAATGGTGACAGATTTCTATTTTTCACAAACAAGAGGCGGCGCAGAAATTAATGCTGAATCATTGGTAGATAGATTTCTACAACATGGATATGACATTGATAAAATGAAAAGTGCTGATGTATCAGTACAATTTTTACAACAGAATCATGATAAATTATTCATATTTTCGAATTTCATTTTTTTGAAAGAAGAATGTAAAAGATATGCCGCCGAGAATTTAAAGTATTTTGTCTATGAACAAGATCATAAATATATTAGAAGCCGCAATCCCATAGGATATCGAGACTTCATTGCTCCTAAAGATGAAGTGATTAATATTGATTTTTATGCATCGGCCATCCGCGTATTATTTTTGACTAAATTGTCTATGGATATTTTTATGGCTAATACGGGTCTTAAAAATGTTTTAAACTTACATTCTTCTGTCTGGCGGCCAGACGAATTACAATATTTATATACACTGTGCGATACTGAAAAAGATAAACATATTGCAATTTTAAATTCGCCAAATCCGATTAAACGAACTCGTGATTGTGTTGAATATTGTCAAAAAAATGATTTAGAATATGAACTTATAGCTGATGGTGATTTTAAAAAATTCCTTTCAAAAATGTCTAAGTTTGAAAAACTACTTTTTTTGACTGGGCACGTTGAGACATGTGCCAGAATTGTCGTGGAAGCAAAGATGTTAAATTTGTCAGTTATCATACAGAAGAAGGTGATCGGCGCGGCATCAGAAGATTGGTTTAGCCTTTCAGGAAAAAAACTTATTGACGAGATGGAGAAAATCAGTTATAATATGCCTATAAGAATAATGGAAGTTGTAAATGATTGATTGGTCTAAAATTCCTGTTAAGGAACGAAAGTTAAAATATAAGGAAATTTCCAAGGGCAAATCATTGCCCCTGAAAACCCTCATGTTCAAGAACATATATCGAGGTCAGGAGTGTGTTCTCTTAAATTGCGGCCCTAGCCTATCAGAATTTCCAATTGAAAAAATTAGAGAATTTTGCGCTGACAAGCCAGTTTTTTCTGTTAAAAGTGCTACTCTAAAATTTCAGGACATAGCAGATATTTGTATCACAAACTTTTATGGAACTTTCCAATTTCCATCGCCTGATGATAGAAATTATTTGGTTTTTGCGCGCCAAGAAACCCCACTCGGGTATGCTAACTGGGTCAATCCAGACTTAGTTGAAGAATCAACTTTTGGTGAATCATTTGATAATGAACCAGATATTTTATGGGGATCTGATATATCTGTTCGACATTCTAAATCTGTGGTTATGACCCAACGTTGGGAAGAAAATTCTTTAGATAAAAGCCCCTATAATAGAATGCTTGGGCCTGGAATTATGAATGACATGATTGTACCAATTTTGGTCCATACAGGCGTTAACAAAGTGAGTATATTGGGGTGGGATGGTGCCAATATTGATGAAAAAGGATATATTAAACACTTTTATGATCTTGAACCGCAATATATGCCTAACTTAAATTATGTTTCTGAAAAATTTGATGTTAATAACTTAAAATCAGATATGGAACAATGTGAACAGCAAATAGGAAAGTTAGGCGAACTTCAAATATTGGAATATTTTAAGCAAAAGAATATGACAATTGAGATTTTGACAAAAAACAGTTCTGTTCACACCCAGATACCAAGGAATAATATTTTATATCGTTGAAAAAACATTTGCAAAGTTAATAGCTTTGTGCTATAATTGATTATATTTCGATATTTTAGTTCGTTACAAACCCGGAGAAATAATGAATAATTTTAACCCATACCAAAATACCCTGAATTCACCTTTTTTTATTGCTGAGATCGGCATTAATCACAATGGTGATATGGAAGTTTGCAAGCAGCTTATTGATGTAGCCATCAAGGCTGGTTGTAATGCAGTAAAATTTCAAAAGAGAGATATTGATACCGTATATACAAAAGATTATCTGGCTGCTGCTCGTCAAAGTCCATGGGGCACAACTCAACGTGAGCAAAAGGAAGGCCTAGAGTTCGGCAAGGCAGAATATGATCAAATTGATGCTTATTGCCGCAAAAAGGGAATTCTTTGGAGTGCTTCTGCATGGGACATTGAAAGCCAAAGATTTCTACAACAATATGATTTACCTTTTAATAAAGTGGCATCAGCCATGCTGACATACCATGAGCTTCTAGAAGAAATTGCCTCGGAAGGGCGCCACACTTTTATTTCTACAGGAATGTCAACGTACGAAGATGTAGATGCAGCAGTAGAGATTTTTGAAAAGCATGGATGTCCTTTTACATTATTTCACTGTGTTTCAACATACCCTTGCAATGACGAAGATTGCAATATTAAGGCAATGATACCATTGAGAGAAAGATATAACTGTGCTGTAGGATATAGCGGCCATGAAGCAGGTGTTATTCCAACAGTCGCCGCTGTTGCTCTGGGAGCAAGAGCAATTGAAAGACACATAACATTAGATAAAAACATGTATGGCTCAGATCAGGTTGCTTCTTTGGAACCAAGCGAATTAGCCGAATTGATGAGTGCTATAGGTGAAGCTGTATCTTGTTTAGGTTCTGGAGAGAAGAAAATTTTAGAAGCTGAAAAACCAGTGGCTGAAAAACTAAGGTATTTTGAATGAGTAATAATTCCTTGTTTTCAACAGAAGGAAAAACAGCAATTGTTACTGGCGCTACTGGGTATTTAGGCCAAGCTATCACAGAAGCTTTACTAGAATCTGGCGCTAAAGTTGATATTTATGGTCGCGGTCAAAAAACTATTGATTACCATTCAAAGCTGTCTGAATTTTATGGAAAAGATAAAGTTGATTTTCATATGGTAGATTTATATGATGAAGAACCTTATCGAAAAGCTCTAAAAGATACAGTGGAAAACAATAAATCAGTTGACATACTGATCAATAATGCATATGAGTTTAGCAAATCGACTGGGTTTAATGATAACTCTGGTAGAGTAGAAAATATTTCTAAAGATCAATGGTTAAAATCATTTGAATCTGGCGTTTACTGGGCATCATTAGCCACTCAGGTCATAGCAGAACAAATGAAAAAACAAAAATCAGGTTCAATTATAAATATTAGCTCAATGTATGGTATAGTGTCTCCTCATCCTTCTTTATACGAAGGCTCAAGTGCATTCAACCCGCCGTCATATAGTGCAGCAAAATCCGCCATAATTGCTTTAACCAGATATACGGCATCTTTTTATGGTTGTCATAATGTTCGATGCAATGCAATTGCGCCTGGGGCATTTCCAAATGTACGAAACAATTCATATAATTCTCCAGATCCAAAATTATTAGAGCGGTTATCGTCAAGAACTGTTTTAAATCGCTATGGAGATCCAGACGATTTAAAAGGTTCTGTGGTGTTCCTGGCATCAGATGCTTCAACATATGTAACTGGTCATACTTTAGTTGTTGACGGAGGGTGGACGATAACATGAGCATTGATAATATTGGTATTATCCAAGGCAGACTAACACAGCCGATAGATGGCTTTCAAGAATGTCCATCAGATTGGAAAAGAGAATTTGATCTTCTTTCAAATATGGACTTAAAACATATAGAATGGATTATTACAGATAAATCATTCAGTTCAAATCCATTTTTTTACGAAGATTTAACTGAGTATCCAATAAGCTCTGTGTGTGCTGATAATCTTGTTAATAGCAAAATAAGCACGTATGGTTTTTTAGAACACAACCTAAAGCCAATTTGTGAGGCTTCTATAAAGAACAATGTAAGTTGTGTGACTATTCCTCTTTTAGAGGATAGCAGTATGCAAGACGCTGAAATAAGAAAAATGTTTTGCGATAATATTATTAAAATAACAGACAAATATCCAAATTTATTATTTTCTTTTGAAGCAGAGCTTGACAAAGATGGAATATGTGATATATTATATATGTCTGATAACTATCGGATTACATATGATACTGGAAACATGACGTCTTGTCATATAGATCATAAGTCTTATATTTATGATTTACACGATAGAATTAATAACGTACATTTAAAAGACAGAACATATGATGCCAAGACAGTATATCCAATGTCTGGAGACACCGATTTTTTAAATATATTTAGGTATTTAAAATCTCACAATTATAATGGACCTTATTCACTACAGACTGCACGGGGTCCAATTGGTAGTGAAGCAGTTACCATACAACAACATATAAAAATATTTAAAGAGGTATATAATGAATCACAATGTATTTGATCTATCTGGAAAGGTGGCTCTAATCACTGGTGCTGGCGGATTATTGGGTCCTAAGCACGCCGAAGCAATCATTGAGCACGGAGGTACTGTAATTATTACAGATCACCATGAAGACAGGGCTATTGAAAAAGCAGCACTTTTAAATGAAAAATATAGTAAACAATGTGCCACAGCGTACCACATGGATGTAACAGATCCAGATTCAATTAAATCAGTTGTTGAACAACTCGATAAAATTGATATTTTAATTAATAATGCCGCAAAAGATCCTAAAGTAAAAAAAGAAGCCGGCTTAACGCCTGACAGTCGATTTGAGACTATGACATCTGAATATTGGGAAGAAGGACTTGATGCCGCACTTAACGGAACTTTTTATTGTTCCCAAGCGGTAGCCAATAAAATGCTACAGTCAGGTGGGGGCGTTATTCTTAACATAGCATCTGATTTAGGAGTTATAGCACCAGACCAGCGCTTATATCGAAAAGAAGGTTTAGATGAAGAACAGCAAAATGTTAAACCAATTACTTATTCAGCAGCAAAATGGGCTATTGTTGGTATGACCAAATACCTTGCAGTTTACTTTGCCACCCGGGGAATTCGCGTTAACTGCTTAAGTCCCACTGCAGTTTATAATGATCATCCAGAAGCTTTCGTTGAAAAGCTTACTAATATTATTCCAAT